AGTAATTCTTCTACAACTTTTTTTGCTAAATCTACATGGTAAAAGGCATCAAATTCATCTATAAAAACAAAAGAAACTTTATCTAAACTTATTAACCACGAATAGAATAAAGTTAGAGAACATGTTCCTTTTGACGCAATTTCAAAAAAATCAACTTCTCCACTTCTGAATTTACAGTATATTCTTCTATCTTTTCCAATTTTTTTTTCTATTAACTTATAATCTATTCCAGCTTCTTTTAAGAAATTTTCAGTGTCTGAACCTTCGTATTCAGGAATAGAAACAATATAAGTTTGCATATCTTTCATTAATTTTACTTTAATATGTGAATAAAAAATAAAATAATCCTTCATTGTATTGGAAGTATTGAAGTGTTTAGTAAATATTATATTATCTGACCTGGTTGATAATTCATAAAAATTCTTTGATGAAATCTTTTTGCCTTTAGTTTTTCCAAATAATTCATAAGCCTTAATATAATTAGAATATATATCGCTTTTTTCTTCTTTATAAATAATATCCTCTATCTCTTTTTGTTTATCATCAGATAATTTTTTATATTCACTAAATAATTTTATAAACTTATTAGTATCTTCAGCAGTATAATCTTCATTATCTATATTAAAACTAATTATAATTTTATTTATTTTCTTTTCATTATATTTATTTGTTTTTAAATCATAAATTCTTTCATCAGCTGTTTTATCATTAGATACATTTAAAATTCTTATATATTCATCATTTATATTTTCAGTTATTGTAAATTCACCTTTTAAAGCAACTTTAGTATCTTCATTTATTATTTTTTCTTGAAATTTATTATCTTTAAGAATATCTTCTCTTTCCATGGGAACATCAAATCCCATTAACCATGCAGGACTAACATTCAAAACCTTTGCCATAGAATCGAGAGATTTCTGTCTTGGAGTTATTTTTCCAGACATGTATTGACTTAATGCTGATTTTTTTACACCGCTTCGCTCTACTAATTCAATAGGTTTCATATTTCTTAAATTTAGAGCTTCTTTTATTCTGTCAGAACATTTACCTTTCATAATTTAAACCTCCTTTTGAGATTATTAATTTTAATTGATTATATAATAAAGTTTAATAAAAATCAACAATTTTTTATAATGATTAAAAAAAACTAAACTTTTTTATTGACAAAAAAAATATAATATGCTATATTTGGTTTAGTTAATATAAACTATAAAGGTAGGTGAGAATATGTTTGATTATAGCAAGTTAGAAGGAAAAATAACAGAAGTATACAAGTCTAATTATAAATTTGCAGAAGCTTTAGGGATATCTAAAGCGAGTATTTCAGCTAAATTAAATAATAAAGTTGATTTTACTCAATCAGAAATTCGTAAATCTATTATTCTGTTAAAAATCCCAGAAAACGAAGTAAGCTTATATTTTTTTAATAAATTAGTTTAGTTTAAATAAACTAAGAAAGGAGAAGATATGAAATGCAATTAACAACAGTAACACAAATGACTTCATTAGAAGTTGCAGAAATAACAGGTAAGGAACATAAAAGCGTTTTGAGAGATATAAGAGATGAGATAGAAAAGCTTACATCTCAAGGAATTTTTACTGAGCACATTTTTGTGCCGAGTGAATATCAAGATAGAACTGGAAGAACATTACCAATGTATGTCTTAACAAGAGAAGGAGTTTTACAACTAGCAGCAAGATATGATGCAGTAGTTAGATTTAAATTGATAGAAAAGGTTAGTCACCCAACTAAAGTTTTATCTCCAGTACAACAGCTATTAGCACAAGCTCAAATCTTAGTTGAAATGGATAGCAGAGTAGGAGCAGTAGAACAAGGAGTAAGAAGACTTGAACATAATTGCAGAAGAACAATAACAAGTAATCAATTAACAGTTATAGCTTATGCAAATATGAAAGGTATAAGACCTGATGAATATAACAGCAGTGCTATTGGAAGAAAAGCAACAAAGTTATGTAAGGAAAGAAATGTTTTAGTTGGTAAGGTCGTGGATAGTAGATATGGGTTAATAAATACATATCCTGAAGAAATTTTAGATGAAATATTTTTTGAGTAGATTAAGGAGGCATCATGAACAAAGATTATGAAGAAATCGAAGAAGAATTAGAAAACAAAGATTATGAAGAAGAATTAGAAGATGAAATGGAAAATGATGACAGAACAGATGATGAGTACGCCAATGGCTATCCTAGAAGAGGTTATACATGTGCTGACTGCATTTATTCTGACTGTGATGGTAATCAATTATGTAGCTTATTTGAACCTTGGTAATTTGGAAGGATGAATATGAAATTTAATAATACTTTACCGATATCAAAAATTACTTTTCCAGACTATATAAGTCCTAAAAAAGTAAAAGAGATTTGTGAGGCTATGAAATCTGGAAAAGTAATAATTATAAAAGGCTCTCAAAAAGCAACAGGAAAAACTACTGTTACAAATATTTTAAAAGAAAATGGATTCGTTGCTTTTGAGAAGTTTGAGTGTGTAGAAATAGAGATATAAGGAATTATCTATCTCTAGCTACAAGCTGTTTTAAAGATTTCTCAGAGATATTAAACATCCAATTTATACCGCTGTCGGTTGGGGTATACTTGAACCCAAGTTTAAGCATAGCTCCCTTGAAAGTACCGTTTGAGATGTAGAAGCCATCTCTTGACCTAGAAAATAGATGTTTCAATCCATAAGATGTGTGTTTGGTGTTTATTATACTTATCTTAAGTATTAAATCACACCAATCTAAAAGAATATCTTGTTCTTCTTTTGTAAGATATTCAAATTCACTTGGGTCATTATAGGTTATATCCTTTGGATAGTTAGGAACAATATCTTTTGGCATTAATAATCACCTCCCTGAACAGATTATAACACAATGGAGGAAATAAAAGGAGAATAAGAAATGGAAGATTTATATTTTATATCAAAGTCAACAAAAACTATATTTGGCTTGGTTAAGTTAGGAGGAAAGCAACAGTTAGATTTCTTAGGAGTAGATTTTGAACACTATTCTAATAAGGAATTGGCTAAGAGTTGGTACACAGAAACAAAAAGAAAAATAGTTGGTAGTAAGCATCCGAAACTAGATGAAGCATTAGAGAAATTGGAAATATTATATAAGGGAATGATATAGGGAGGTATAAAAGTGAATTGTAAAACTTTTAAAAAATGGGTAAATGTAATACCTTTTCCAGCAGGAATTAAATTGGTAGAGGCTGTTGAAGTTATCAAAAAATATATAGAAATGGAGGCTAAAAATGAAAAAGAAATTAAGAGAGCTTAGAAAGAAAAGAGAGTTTGTAAAACTATGTAAGGGAGCTTTAAGGATAAGTTACTTCGCATATTGGGATCGTAATTGCTCTATAAAAAGATTTGGAGAAAAAACTAATATAACTAATATGGATTTTATCGCGAATATGAATTTAGCAGATAAACTTTGTAAATATTATAAAGCAAAAGTAAAAACCAAATCAAAGAAAAGAGGTGGAAAGAATGTTACTTAAAGAGAATTTTGGAAAAGCAAAATTTAAAGAAATTATCAAACATAAGATTAAGTGGGTACTTAGAGTTCTTAATTATCCTTTTAAAAAGCTAGAAAACTGGATGTGATGATTATGTTAGAGTTTGCAGATGTAAATAGAGTAATTGAATTATTAGGTTGTAGCCAAGCAATGGCATATAAAGCTATTAGAACACTTAATTCTGAACTTAAAGAAAAAGGTTTTTTAACTATACAAGGGAAGGTGAATGAAAATTATTTGAGAGAAAGATATGGTTTAGAAAAAAGAAAAACATCTGTTGACAGCGGTCAAACTAAAACAGATGTTAACAAAAAATAGGGCAAGTATTACTCTACTTACCCTTGATTTTACTACAAATATTAAAAAATATCAAGGAGGAAATTTTATGTTAAAAGCAAAATTTATAGATAAAATACTGGAAGTTATGCAAGAAGAGGCAGACAGAATTTGGATAGATAACAAAGAGGTTACTGTTTGCTTTAAAGATAGCAAAGATGTAGATGGTAATGCAGAAATACTTAAACATATCTATACTTTAAAGCTAAATGAGGTTATGGGAGAGTACAAAATTAGAATAGATTATGAGTTTAAAAACATTGAAATTCATAAAGGTACTAAGTTTGTATGTTTAAGAGGGTTTGGAAAATATGGTGTAACAGGAATCTGGTCTATGATTTTAGAAGAAATAGAAGAAGATAGAAACAAAATGGAGGAAGAACAATAATGGATATAAAAGAATATAATGCACAAAATATGGGAAAACAAGTTTTAGTACTACAAGAAAAAGAAATAAAAAGTTTAATGCACTTTTCTACAATTGCTAAAAATGAAAGTATTAATGGTTTAATTGTATCAGGAAGTTATGTTGGATTCACTGATACATATAGATTAGCAGTAGTAAGAGATACAAGAGAAGAATTACCAGGAACAGATACTAAGATTTACTCGGTATCAGTATTAGAAGAACTTAAAAAAGCTAAATCTATGGCAGTACTAAAAGATGGAAGATTAGCCATTCAAGTAAAAGATGAGGTAACAGAATATGATCCTATTCCTAATGCAAAGGTACCTGATATAAAAACATTCATCAATAACTACGAATATGAAAGCTATTCAAGTGGAAAAGCCATGGAAAAAATAACTGATGATATAGTTTGGAAAATGTTAAAACTGGTAGATTCATCTGATATAAAAAGATACTTCTCTTTTGAAGATGGAAAGCTGATAGTAGAAGCGTATCCTAACGGAAACTCTGTACTGCTACTAGATGTTTTAGAACTAGACAATAAAGGGGCTAAGTTAAAAACTACTCTGAATTTTAAATATATGGACTTATGGTTGAAGTATGTGAAAGATGAAAAGTTTGATATTGCTTTAGCTAAAAATAATAGGAATGCTTGTCAGTTTAGTAAAGATAATCTATTTTATATAGTTATGCCTGTGGCATTGAGAGATTAAAGGAGAGAGCAAAAATGACTAAAATAGAGGAAGTATTGGAATATGTAAGAAGTAATACTTTTGCAACAAATAAAGAAATTTCAGATGATTTGAATATGAGCGAGGGTGTTGTTAAAACTTACCTTAATAGATTGAAAAATAAAGGCTACTTAGAAAAAATAGGCACAGAATATAAGGTTTTAAAAGAAATGCCTGCCAACAAATCTAGCTATAAGCAAGAAATTATAAAAGAAATGTTGGAATCATATATGGATGATTTCAGAGAACTTAAAGCGATAAATGAGAAGGTAAGAATTGGAGAACTTATTATAAGACTTGTAGATAAGTTATAGGAGGAATAAATGTTTTTAATAGATGGACATTATTATGAATTAGTTTTAGAAGACGGAGACATCGCAGTTCTATCAAATGTTGTTACTGGAGAAACATTAATAAAACCTGTGATAGAGCTTTGGAATTACGCAGTTTAAAGGAGGTGTTCAGTATGCTGGAAAATAAAAAGTCTGTTGCGACTACCACATCAACAACAGACAATCATTCAACTTTTAAATATAAAGTACCACATAATTTAAAAAAATGCAAATAGGAGGATATAAAAATGGTAAAAGTAGAATTTACTGGAAGTGTTGAAAAAGTTAAAAAGGAAATAAGAGAGTTCATAGAAGCTAACTGTACTGAGGTAATAAATAGTACAGAAAAAGCAATTAGTAAAGCATTAGATAATGCAAGAGCCGTAGAAAAAACTACCCCTAAAGTAGAAGATAAGAAAGAAGAAGTTAAAAAGGTAGAAGAAGCTCCTGCTCCTAAACTGCCTACTGCACCAGCTAAAAAGGAAGAAGCGCCTATAGAGGTTGCAACTCCTTTACCAACTAAGACAGCTGAATATACTGCAGCAGATTTGCAAAAAATAGCAGCTGCTTGGGTAAATAAGGACATAAATAATAACAGAACAGTATTAGTAAATCTATTAGCTAGTTTTGGGGTTAAGGCTATAACAGTTTTACCAAAAGAAAAATATGGAGCTTTTGTTCAAGAACTTAAAAACTTAGGAGCTGATGTTTAATGGCACATGCACTTTTAGGACCCTCTAGTGCTGCAAGGTGGATAGCTTGTCCACCTTCTGTCAAACTCTGTGAACAGTTTGAAGATGTAGAAAGTGAATATGCAAAAGAAGGTAGTTTGGCACATGAAATAGCAGAATTGAAGGTAAGAAAATTAATAGATCCTGGATTAACTTCTAGGAAATTTACAGCTGCAATGAAGAAGCTAAAAGAAAAAGAGTTATATCAAGAAGAAATGCAAGGATACACAGATGAGTATGTGGAGTTTATCCAGGAACAGATGTACAGTTACTCAACTAGCCCACATATAGCAGTAGAACAGAAAGTAGATTTTTCAGAATATGTTCCTGACGGCTTTGGTACTGCTGACTGTATTCTAATCTCTAATGATACCTTACATGTTATAGATTTTAAGTATGGGAAAGGAGTTCCTGTAAGTGTAGAAAATAACAAACAGTTACTTCTGTATGCATTAGGTGCATATCTTGCTTATGAAATGATATTCCCAATAGCTCATATAAAAACGTCTATTGTGCAACCTCGCTTGGCTAATATAGACACTTGGGAATGTAGCTTGGATTATTTATTAGAGTTTGCAAAGATAGCCCAAGAAAAAGCTACTATGGCTTTAAAAGGTGAAGGAGATTTTAACTGTGGAGAACATTGCAAGTTTTGTAAAGCAAAAGCTATTTGTAAAGAAAGAGCCAATGTAAACCTTGAACTTGCTAAGTATGAATTTAAAGCAGCAGACCAATTAACCTTAGAAGAAATAGGAGAGATATTAGAAAAAGCAAAAGATTTAGCTAAATGGGCTGAGGACTTGAAAGAATATGCTTTATCTGAAAGTTTAAAAGGTAATGAAGTACCTGGTTGGAAGGCAGTTAATGGTAGAGGTAGTAGAAGTTTTAAAAATACTGATGAGGCTATAAAGGTACTGGTTGATAATGGAATAGCTGAAGAACTTTTATATGAAAGAAAGTACTTAACTTTAGCACAAATAGAAAAGGTAATAGGTAAAAAAGATTTTAACAATTTAGTTGGAGATTTAATAGTTATGAATGTAGGTAAGCCAACTCTTGTAGAGGCGTCTGATAAAAGAGAAGCTATAACAAACAAGATAAAGGCAGAAGATGAATTTAGTGTAGTAGATGATATTAATAATTTATAAAGGAGAAGTGATTTTAATGGCTAATGAAACAAGAGTAATGACAGGGAAAGTAAGATTAAGTTATGTGCATTTATTTAAGCCTTATGCAGCAGAAAAAGGGCAAGAAGAAAAGTACAGTTGTACAATTCTAGTTCCAAAAACAGATGTTCAAACTAAAATGAAACTGGATGCTGCTATAAATGCTGCTATAGAAAAAGGTATTAGTACTGTATGGAATGGAGTAAAACCTCCAAAACCAACTATCCCAATATATGATGGAGATGGTGTAAGACCATCAGATGGTCAAGAGTTTGGACCCGAATGTAAAGGTCATTGGGTATTTACAGCAAGTGCAAAAATAGACTATCAACCAGGAATAGTAGACTCGAAGCTACAACCAATTCTTAATCAATCTGAAGTTTATTCAGGAATTTATGCGAGAGTATCAGTGAACTTTTTCCCTTATGCAGTAAGTGGTAAAAAAGGAATAGGTTGTGGACTTGGTAATGTACAAAAGTTAATGGATGGAGAGCCTCTATCAG